GATCTTTTTTACACTTCAAGACATTGAAGGTTATACCTCCGCGAACGCTTAAAATATTAAATGTTTCTTATTTATATTGATTATAAATTACGTTTATAACTTGCACATTATCAGCACGTTACACGCTCAAGATATTTGTAACAAGTATATAATTTAAAAAAACGCTTGTATAACTTAAATATTAAACTATCTTTGAACAAAATATAAACATTAACCCATAAATTAACATTATGCATTCAATACAAGTAAAAGTAAAAAGCGAAGTTTTAAGACAGTTAAACAATATTAAAATAGACGCGCAAGAGGTTAAAAATTTAGTTGATTTCGGAAACCCAACAGAAAAAGCAATAACTGAAGATTTTACCGCGGAAAAATTAGAAGCGAACGGAGTTTTTGACCTTGTCAGTAATTTAGAAGACGAAATTAAAACCTTAAAAATGCTTTTAAACTTATTAAAATAATATAAACCAGGGCGCAGAAATGCGCCCACAATTAAAAAACTATGTTACGCACAAACTCAAAAAAATATCTTTCAAATATTCAAAATTATTTGCTTGATGCAATCAATACAGACGACCACACAACAGAAGCAACAACACACGCGGAAAAATTGGCCTTTGTTATGTCTTGTTATGAATCAGAATTTAACCACAGATTCAACCAGGCACGACACCCAAACGAACAAACGCGGTTTGCTCATTGGCTTGCTGGCCTTCCTTCGGTTTTAAATATTCCATTTTATAACGATGATATTGTAAAACTTGCAAAACGCCTCCAGGAAGTTGACACCTACCCAAACGAAAAAAACACCACAAAACGAATAGTTGAAAACTATTTCAATTTTATGGCGTACCACATTTTAAAACTAAATGCAAAACTTAATAAATAGATCTAAACCAGGGAGCGGAAACGCTCCCACAAATTTAATTTTATGACCACATTTGAAACACTTACAGAAGACCAAAGAAGCGCAATTTTAGAGGCTAAAAATTTGGTAACGATTGAAGACCTCAGCGCCTTAAGTTATGGCGAAGATTTAGAGCTAACAAATAAAGTTTGTTTATCTCATTACTGCGAAGATGATATTATAGTTTTAAACCTTTCCGAAGAATGGGAAGAAGTATTTCAAATACTTTTTAATACAGATACCGAAGAAATAATTTTTGAATCAATATAATTATAAACCAGGGAGCGGAAACGCTCCCACAATACCGCAAAAAAATGACTATCACAATGACAAGAACAAAGCAAGAAAAAAACCCAAGTACAAAAACCACGTTTTTACCTGGTGTTACATTTGTTGAAGAAATCACAGAGCGCGAATATAATTTAATAACTAAAGATGAAACGCTTAAGGCCTTCAGAAGAGCAGGAGGCAAAGAACACGCGGAGCGCTCGTATACTTGTAGAGGCTACAACGTAGTAAAGTTAACAAGCACAAGCCCAACAAACCAAACAAGAATAATAAGAGAATTTAAATTTCAATAGATATGAAAAAAATAATCACAATAGTAATTTGTTTAATATTTGCAACGCCAACGCTTACAAGTTGTAGCGCCTCCAGGCAATGTAAAACGTCAAAGTATAAAAAGAAAATGTATACTAAAAAATGTTGGAATGCAAAACGCCAAAAATATACAAGATGCCGAAGATAAAAACAGAGATAACGGAGTTAATAAAATTCCGCAATCAATACGAAAACGCGACAACAGAAGCGCGATTTATTGAGGCCGAAGAGTATTTATGTAAGGTACACGATAAATTTGGAACAATAGAAGTTTCAGCGATTAGAAATTTAATTAAGTAGTATAAACCAGGGAGCGGAAACGCTCCCATAATACCAAAGTTATGAAGTATACAAATCAATTTATTAAAATAGGTAACAAACAAGTAAAGCAAATAAATAAAACAGAGGCTAAAAAAGTATATGATAAAGGCCATGATCTTTATTTAAACGCTTGCAATATGATGTTAAATAATTCCTGGACAAGCCCAATGTTATTAAATAACGGATCTTCTGAAAAGTTTAAAACAATGGTAAACGAGTACGAGTATTATAATTGTTGCAGTGAACGAGGAAAGTACGCAAATTATTTTATTAATGTAAATAAATAAGTTATGGAGTATAAGTCTAACATTATCAAAATAGGTAATAAAGAATTAATGACAAGTGGTAACAGAGAGGTTATGAATATAGAAACAATAACAAACGATGACACGCGAGATGTCTCAATTAGAATTGTAGATTTTTTAATAAATAATGAATTTATAGAGTATAAAGAAGGAAATTATCCCTTCGAGATACAAGACGAAATACACGAAGAAATAAATAATTTAATAAACATAAGTGAACAAAACGAACAAGTAATAATCGAAAGTAAAATAAATAAGTTATGAGAGCATATAAACGAAGAGTAAAATACACGCAAGAGTATATTAACAAATCAGATCTAAAGGAAATAAATAAAATTATAATGGATCAAAATTGGAGTAGGCCTTTTTTATTAAGAATGTGTTTTGATAGAGCGCTTGAATTAGGATACAAGGGAACATTTCCAGTAACTAAATGGGATACCGATGAAGTTTAAATTAAGAGCGACAAGCAACGTAAAAGCGTTTTACCTGGCCAAATATTCAACAGATGAATTAGGCCAGGAAATCGATAGCAATATAAATTTCAAAATGGTTTTTGAATGCCTTGACAACTATCAAGAAATATACGACTTAATAGGCGTTTGCGATAGCCTGGTTAGGGAAAGAATTTTCGAAGCGCTTGCCGAAATAATGAATGTAGAATATGACTACATATATCACCAATGGTTAGGTAATTCAAATTAAAGAAAGTTTAAAAAACTTGCACAAGATGTTTATAATAACTATATTGCAGAAAATTAATCTAATTAAATATAAAAAAATGAGAGTAATTAAAACAAAAGTTTATCAGATACACGAACACCCAGGCAAAGAACTATGCTTTAAATGGATCAGAGAAAATTTTCACGACTTGAATGAATTTTCAGTGTACGAGTTAGTTGATAGTATAAAAAAATTAAGCCAGGAAATAGGCGGAAGAAACGATTATTCAATCAGCCAAAGCCCATGCCGAGGCGAGTACATAAAGTTTAGTGAGTACGATCAATTGGCCTTGGATAGCCTGGAAGCGGATAAGTGTGAATTAACAGGTACATTTTGGGATCAAGAAATAATTGAAGGATTGAAAAACAATTCTCTAAATAATGTATTGAAACAATTACACCAGGAGACTGAATATGTTTATTCTGATGAAGGTTTAACGGATCTTTGTGAGGCTAATGAATATGAATTTACAGAAAACGGATCATTAATATATAATTAAAAGTTATGAGCAAAAACGAAACCATTAAATTTTTAAGCCACAGAATTGAGGCAATGCAAGGAGAGATAAATAAACTTTCCAGGAGTAAAGAAAAGGATACCATTAACATAGAGTATGCTGATATAAGGGAAGACTTAATACGATTCTATGAACTTGATGTTGATAATTGTAGAATGAGTAACCTGGATTGGATCAGAGAGATAGCCTTGTTAATATGTACAAATCATTATAAGTATCAAATATTATCAGAAGTAGAGCAGTATAAAGCAATAAGAAAAAATTTATAATTATGAGCGAGCAAGAACAAGAAAAAATAGTAAGCCTGGAAGCAGATAGGTTATTAAGAAACGCATTAGATAAAAAAGCATTTGCGGAAAAATTGAAAGTAAGAAGCGTAAGGTATTTTAATACTCGAAGAGGCCTTGGATATGAAGCGCAAACAAATCAAATGAATGTTGTTATATGGAATGACGGAAACGGAGGCGGTACGTATATCGCTCCATATTATCCATATACAAAAGATTGTAGCGACATAATGGAAAACGAGGCCTATTTAGAAGGCTTAATTGATCAGTACGAAGGAATAACCCTGGAGGATAAAGAAAGAATAATTGAAGATCACACAGAAAAATTATTATTCCAGGAAAGATTTAACGGAGAGAACAACACAGAACATTTAAAACCATATTAATTAATAAATAAAATCAAATAAAATGAAACTATTAAAAACACAGAAGCACACAGATTATGTAAGATTTGGGTTTACGTTTAACACCACAAATGGAAAAGGTTTAGACTTTGAGACTCATGTAAACGGAGGCCTAACAAACCAGGAATTTGGAGAAGTAAAATTCCTGGACATTGAAGATTTAGATTATGATACAAACTTTACAATGTTTGGAGAAAAAACTCAATACACAAAATTTAGAGACTTTTACAGAGAATTGTATGGACACGCAAAGTTTGATCAATTAATAAAAAGTATTGAAGACAGATGCGAAAAAGAAATATTAGACCATTACGAAAATACATTTGAGTATTTGTCTGTAAAACAATTAAGGGATATTCTATGCCATATAATAGGTTATGATAAAAAGAAAAATACCTGGAAGGCTGATAAAAATATTACCAACAAACCTGGAGACAATGTAAAAATTACAGACGGAGAAGGCGGTATCTATTGGACAAGTAATTGGTATGTGAAAAGAGTAATTAAGCGTTTAGCTGATGCTCAAATTAAAAGCGGTAAAAAATTAGGAGACTTTTTTGATGATCCAAAGCAATTACCTATAAAGCAATTCATAACAAATAATTGCAAATACCAAGGAGTAGAAATACACGATGTTTTAAATTTAATTGAAAGAACTAAAAAATATTAATAATGAAGGTAAAAATACAAGTAAGACGGATCTACCATAAATTTGCTGAAATTGAAACAGATATTGATGAAAATGAATTTGATCATTATCGAATAGACAATGGTAAATACACAAGTATAGATGAATTTATAATTTATAAGGAAGAGGATTGGATAGACGATCTTGAGCATAAAATGAATGAATCAGAATTTGTTCTTGGAAATGGAATAGATGATTTGGAAGGTATGAACGAAGTAGAGTCAGAATCAGAGTATAGGTATGAATGTGAAAAATTAAGAATCGGAGGCCACTTATGAAAACAAAAGGAACATACTCAATAGTTGAAGATAACTATGAATTAGATATAAATTACGAATTTTATTGGAATGACGGAGATAATGAGTACCCTCCTGAAGCTGATTTAGAAATAGAAAATGTAGAATTAAACGGAGTAGATATAACAGACTTTTTTTGGGATTGGGTAAACGATGATCTCAATACCAAGGTATGGGAATACGCTCAAGAAAATAAATATTAATAATTATGGCATACGCGGAAACACAAAAAGACAGAGACTTTAATAAGATAACCGAACTAATGGGAGATTTTATAGAAGCAACAAACGAGATCAACAAAATTAAACCTCAAATATCCTGGTTTAATGACTTTGTAGACTTTGTTCAAGAATATGATAACGGAATTTATAACCAGGCTTGTATATGGGCTGATAAAATGCAAAACAATGGGATATAGTAGTCAAGTAATAATAGGAATACCAAAAACAGAAAAGGTAAGATTGTTTAAACTTCAAAACTCTGAAAGGCGTTTTGTTTTTCCAGATTTATTTTCCCTTTTAAAAGAAACAAAAGACGGAATGATGATATACACAAGTATCTTTGATCTGAAATGGTATAGCCCTTATCCAGATGTAAAAATAATTGAAGATTTTTTATATGATCTCGAAGAGAGAGGCCTGGAGGCTTTTCAAATTTGCATAGGAGAAGACCAGGTTGTTCACTCTGAAATAGGAAGGTATTACGAACACCTGGAAATAAATTTACAAGTAAATATATACGATTAAATTAGTATTTATAATTGTTTTACACTATATTTGTGAACTAAGTTTAACTAAAATTTAATCAAATTATGGACGATACACTACGAATGCTATTTGAGTCATTCAACCCTCAAAACCCACAAGCAAGGAACACCGCTATACACATGGCTATGTGTTCAAACATTATTAATAACATTAATGATGATGAAGAAGATCCTTTGGATACAAGCCAGGAGGTTACTACTATGGAAGATGACGATTATCCTTTAGGTATTTAGTTATGGGAAGAGAAGATAAAAATATGAAACTTGTAGCATGGTCATTCATTGGAGCGATCTCTTGCTTAATTGCTATTCAATTATATAAATTTATAAAATGGTTAATATGAATTATACAGAAACCAGGACAGACGAACTTCAGTGTACCGAAGATAAAACTATTAAAGTAGACACTCCTTCTTATTATGATGGTAAAAATAATTACACCGCAATAGATGTTGTGAATAATTTTGATTTGAATTATAATTTAGGAACTGCTTGTACTTATATTTTAAGAGCATACAGAAAACATAACACGCCTAATGAAGATCTTCAGAAGGCTATAAATCATTTACAATTTGAATTAAATAAAATTAATCAATAATGAAGAAACAAATATTTGATGACTATGCTACTGCGGTAGCAAAAAAGTTTCATCTAACTTTAGATGAAATGTTTACCTCTACAAGACGAGGAGATATAGTAGATGCCAGGCAAATGCTATATTATTTATGTATGGAAAGACCAATAAGAATATCTTACATACAAAGGTTTTTGGAAACCTATGATTTTAAGGTAACCCATTCAACTATAATACATGGATATAATAAAGCAAAAGATCTAATAAGTAATGATACCGATGTTAATGATTTAGTCCAGGAGATATTAAAAGATAATAATGTATAATTTAAACCAAGTTTTTATTCAAGCTAAATCATGTAGTAATAGCATTCAAGAAGATATGCCTTATGGTGAAAGTGTTTTAAGTAAAGGTATAAAGATTCAAAAGTTTAGTGATAGGATTGAAATATTAGATCTAAACAGAAATGGAGATTATTACAAGGTAATTGAAAGTGATCATTATGATTTCTTTTATGAGTATGGTTGGATAATAGGTTGTTTAAAATTAAACATTGAAAATTGCTTATTTAAATTAAAACTAATTGAGTCAAAGATAAAGACAGAGGTAAACACTCGAAAGAACGATAAGCATATACAGAACTTAAAAAATAAAAGAGAAGCCATACTATTAAAGTATGCAAACAAAATAAAAGATTTAAATCTAAAATTAAATACAAATGAGCAAAAATGAAAATTACTTTAAAGAATTGGTTGCAAAAGATGTTTCCAAGCACGTAAAAAAGAAAGGAAATTTTAATTATTTATCCTGGGCAATAGCCTGGAACTATTTAAAACAATCAAACCCAGGAGCGCAACGTATAGTGTATGAGGCGCAAGAAACAGGTTTGAATTGGTTTTCTGACGGAATGACTGGCTATGTAAAAGTAGGTATAATAGTGAATGATATAGAGCATATTGATTATTTACCTATTAAAGATTTTAGGCATAACTCTATTACTGTTGACAAAATAACTTCTATGGACGTTAACACTGCAATTCAAAGAGCAACTGCAAAAGCTATTGCTATGCATGGCCTTGGTTTAAGTCTTTATGCAAATGAAGATACTTTAATAATTCCAGAGATCCAGGAACATAAAAAGACACAGACCACAACAAAACAAAAGACTGAAACTTTAATCACATTAGAGATTGGAGATATGAATTGGGCTAAAGTTTTAACTTACATATCAAAAAATAAAGAATTAGGTTTAGAGAAGATAGTAAAAAATCTTAAGTCTAAGTATAGTATAAAAGCAGTAGTGAAAAAAGAATTAGCTAAATCCTTTAAAAATGACTAAAGCAGACATACTTAAAAACCTGGAAGACGATGCTAAATATTATGGAGATTTTGGTCAGCAATATCTATCAAACTCAGACATAGGAAAGTTATTAAAGAATCCTACTCAGTTTAGAGTAAGTAATGAATTTACAAAGCCAATGCTTGAAGGTAGATATTTCCACACCAAAATATTAGAGCCACATAAAATAGGAGACTTCCAGGAGGTAGAAGCATCAACAAGATCTACTACTAAATATAAAGAGGCTTTGGCTGAATCAAATGAGGAAATGCTTTTGCTTACAAAAGAAAGAGAGCAATTAGATTTTTTATGTACTAAGATGACTTCTAATATGGAAATGTTTGATCTTATCTATGAAGAGAATAATGATTACGAAGTTCCAGAAATTCAAAAAATAATGAATTTAGATTGGAAGGGAAAGGCTGATATCTTAAACCATAAAAGTAATTTAATTATTGACATTAAAACAAGTTCGGATATCGATAAATTTATGTATAGTGCAAAAACCTATAATTACGATAGTCAAGCCTACATATATCAAAGGTTATTTGGAAAGCCATTAATATTCCTGGTAATAGATAAAAGGACTGCAAGACTTGGTATATTTGAATGTTCTCAATCATTTATACAAGGAGGCCAGGAGAAAGTTGAGCAAGCGGTAGAAGTGTATCAAAAATATTTTAGTAATGAAGCGACTGAAGACATACATACATACATACATAGGCAGACTTTATAAAAACCTAAAAAGAACAAAGAAAAATACTATTATATGGATAAAAGTTCCAATGTCTTGTAATAGTGCAGAGCATAAAACTGAAGTTATGTTATCTGTAATTAGCTATATGGAGCAAACAATTAAAATTAATAAACATGAGTGAAGTAAAAGACAAAATTTACGTAGGAAGTGGAAAAGAAAAATTTGACGGAGACCAGGTAGCAGTATCTGTTTGCTTGTCAGATCTTCCAAAAGATTGGATTTTTGAGTACAACAACAAAAAGTATGTAAAACTTATTGTACAGAAAAAAAGAGAAACAGATCAATATGGTAAAACACATTATGTAGCCATTGATACATTTAAACCAGAGCAGAAGACAGAGCAGAAGGTTGTAGCTAATGCAGTGGACGAAGGAGATGGGCTTCCTTTTTAATTAATCCTAACTGAATAAAATAGGGAGTTTACGCTCCCTTTTTTTATCTTTTGTCTCGTGTCGAATGACAGAAATTTAACTCTACAAAGAGATCTATAGAAAAAAATATAAAACAACTACTTCTTTATCTACATTATTATTATATATTATTGACATTTTCGACATTAAAATATATAAGTAACTAATAAAGAGATAGTTAAGTAAAATAAAATCAACATAAAATCAACATAAAATGGACATAACCATATTTAAAGACATAAAACAGACATCACAACCCTTCTACAGAAATATAAACCTGGTGTTAAAAAGAATACAAGATGGATCTTCCAAGGATATAGTTAAAAAAATACGTGCCGAAAAAGATAAGAATAATAGGAACATATTAAAGCAAAAACTACCAGCAATTTGTTTTAGTGGAAAATTTACAAAACGAAATGACAAAGCTTTAAAAGAGCATAGTGGTTTGATATGCTTGGACTTTGATGGGTACAAGTCAAGTAAAGATTTATTACAAGAAAAAGAAAAGCTTTCAAAAGATAAATATGTTTATGCAGTATTTATTTCTCCAAGTGGTAATGGCTTAAAAGTTTTAGTTAAAATACCTCCAATTACAGAGAATCATAAAAGCTACTTCCTAAGCCTTCAAAAACATTTTGATAGCGATTACTTCGATAAGTCTTGTAAAAACGTCTCAAGAGTCTGCTATGAGTCTTATGATCCATTAATTCACATAAACGCTCAGTCAAGTTTATGGGACAGCATACAAGAACAAGAATACAACGAAGTAAATAAGAATACTGATATACCAACAATACCAGTAACGGATGAAAATAAAATAGTAGAAATATTAGTTAAATGGTGGGAAAAGAAATTTCCCATGAATGAAGGAGAAAGAAACAATAATGCTTATGTTTTGGCTGCCGCTTTAAATGATTTTGGAGTATACCAATCTTTAGCTGAGTCAGTATTAAATAATTATCAAACAAAAAATTTTGATAGAGAAGAGATAAGAAGGACAATACGAAGTGCTTATTCTAATAAGCATAATTTTGGTACAAAGTATTATGAAGATGAAGATCGCCTTAACAACTTAAGAATGAAGTTAAAAAGAGGTGTACCAAAAAAAGAAATTAGATCTCAATTGCAAGAGTCAGATATTGAGGTCGCTACCATAGACAATGTGTTGGCTCGTTTAGATGAAGAAAATGCAAACAATCAGTTTTGGACAAAAAACGACAAAGGAGTTATAAAAATAGTTCACATACTTTTCAAGCAATTCCTGGAGGAGAATGGATTTTATAAGTTTAACCCTGAAGGAAGTAAGAATTATGTTTTTGTAAGAGTAACTAACAACTTAATAGATCACACTTCTGAGAAAGAAATAAAAGATTTTATTTTAAACTATCTATTAGAAGTAGACGATCTAAGTGTTTATAATTATTTTGCTGAACATACCAGGTATTTTAGAGAAGAGTTTTTAACCCTTCTGTCATCTATTGCGGTTTATTTTATAGAAGATACAAAAGATAGTGCCTATCTGTATTATAAAAATTGTGCAGTAAAAATAACTAACAATCAACTTATAAAAATCGACTACTTAGATTTAGGTGGTTACGTATGGAAAGATCACGTAATAGATAGAGTTTTTAATGAATGTGATGCAGAAAGTTGTGATTACCAGCAATTTATTAAAAACATTTGTGGTAAAGATGATAACAGAGTTAATTCTATGAAGTCAACAATAGGGTATTTACTTCATGCCTGGAAAAACTTATCCTACTGTCCAGCAGTAATATTAAATGATGAGGTAATATCAGATAATCCAGAAGGAGGAACAGGTAAGGGTATTTTTATGAATGCCTTGAGTCATATGAAAAAATTAGTATTTATAGATGGTAAGTCGTTTAATTTTGAAAAAAGCTTTGCTTATCAAACTGTTAGTGTTGATACTCAAATATTATGTTTTGATGATGTGAAGAAGCATTTTGACTTTGAAAGATTATTTTCTGTTGTTACAGAAGGCTTAGTCCTGGAAAAGAAAAATAAAGATGCTATAAAAATTCCATTTAGTAAATCACCTAAAGTCTCTATAACAACAAATTACGCTATCAAAGGTAAAGGATCATCTTTTGAAAGAAGAAAATGGGAATTAGAATTAGCCCAGCACTACACCAAAGATTTTACACCACTTATGGAATTTGGAAAACTTATGTTTGGAGAATGGGATGATGATGAATGGTGTCAATTTGATAATTATATGATAAGTTGTGTTCAAACTTATATGAATCATGGCCTTATAAAATCAAAATTTATAAACCTAAAGACAAGACAATTATCAGCAGAAACTTGTCACGAATTTTTAGAATGGAGCGGAGAAATAGGTGGAGGATCATAACACGAAAAATTAAAGCAAGCTGGAAGGGTATACAAGAGTGACCTATATTTAGATTTTGTTGAAGACAATCCAGACTTTGCTCCAAAGTCTAAGTTTACTGTTTCACGAACTAAATTTTATAAATGGCTTACTGCTTATTCTGTATACAAATACAATTGCAAACCTGAAGAAGATAGAGATTCACAAGGTAGATGGATAAGGTTTAGAAGTAAGCATGAGTTAGAAGAAAACGGAAGATTAGATTTTTAATATGGAGTTTAGAGACTATCAAAAAGAAATAATTAATAAAGCCAAGCCTCTATTGTTAAAAGATAAATTTGTTTATCTTGCAATGGAGGTAAGAACTGGTAAAACTCTCACGAGCTTGGGTGTAAGTGCGCTTTTGCCAGTCTCTAACCTTTTATTTATTACTAAGAAAAAAGCTATAAGCAGTATACAAGATGACTATAAACTTCTTGATCCTTCTTACAATATTACTGTTATTAACTACGAATCACTTCATAAAATAGACCAGAGAGGCTGGGATATGGTAATCTGTGATGAGGCCCATGGTATGGGAGCGTTTCCAAAAAGAAACAAAAGATCAACGCAAGTTCGTTCTTTGATCTTAGAAAACAATCCTTTTGTAATATTCTTATCTGGAACACCAACACCTGAATCATTTAGTCAAATGTACCATCAAGTATCAGTAGTTCGTAAACATCCATTTAGTGATTATGTAAACTTTTATAAGTTTTCTAAACAATACGTAAATGTTAAGCAAAGAAAAATCAATTCTCTTTACATAAACGATTACTCAGATGGCCTACAATCAATTATTGATGAGATGAAACCACATACTATTTCTTATACTCAAAAAGAAGCTGGGTTTAAAATTAACACTAAAGAACATATTTTAGAAGTAGAGATGAGTCCGATGACATATCAACTAACAAGTAAATTAAAAAAACATTTAGTTATTGAAGGAAGTGAAGACGTGATATTAGCTGATACTCCAGTAAAACTTATGATGAAGCTTCATCAAATGTATTCAGGAACTGTAAAATTTGAATCAGGAAACTCTATGATTATTGATTTAAGTAAAGCAGAGTTTATACACGATAACTTTGCTGATGCTAAAATCGGTATATTTTATAAATTCAAGGAAGAGTTAAATGCACTAAAAGAAGTTTACGGAGATGGTTTATGTACTGATTTAGAAACATTTAACGAAACAAATAAAACCATAGCTTTGCAAATCGTAAGCGGAAGAGAAGGAATATCTCTACGGAAAGCTGAATGTCTGGTATATTATAATATTGATTTTTCAGCTACCAGTTACTGGCAGTCCAGGGATCGTATGACAACTAAAGAAAGATTGGAAAGCGATGTTTATTGGGTATTTTCAAAAGATGGTATAGAAAAAGAAATATACAAGGCTGTTACAAAGAAAAAAGATTACACCCTAAGACATTTTAAAAGAGATCTATTGTCCTTATGAAGTTTATAAAATTTTTTTTAATTTGGTACAGTCAACAAATGGCAATACCATTTTGGGTAATTGGACACGTACATTTACACTTTGCAACCTGGCATGACCTATATGAATACGCTTTGTCTATTGTTTTACATATAATGGTAGGAATTGGTTTTTGGATTGACTGGAAACAAAACGGATATGACGGAACAACAGATACAGAACAAAAGAATAAAAGAACTTGAAGGAGAAGGGTATTATGTTATAAAACTGAAACTTACAAATAAAAATGGTATACCTGATTTGATAGCGCTTCCTCCAGGATGTGATGTTCTTTTCTCTGAAATAAAAAAACCAAAAGGAGTATTGTCTGATCTTCAAAAGTTTAGAATAAAAGAATTAAAAAAATATGGGTTTAAAACTGAAGTATATAAAGGATGATGGATATGATGTTTATGAGGAATATCTTGAAGCTTTAGACTCCCTTGAGCTGGGATTGTCTTTAGTTATTTCTGAATACATTGACTCTAAAGTTTTATATCTACCAGTAAATGATTATATATCTCAAATATTGGGAGGTACGGTAAAATATAGAAATGAAAATATATTTTTTGCATTAGAAATAATAAGAACACAAGGATCTTTTTTAATGTTGTCGGATCTAAAAATAATAAGTTCTGATGATTATCTCGATTTAATTAATTTAAACTTACATATAAAATGAAACCTATTGATAAAGGAATAAACAATATAATATTAATTATAAACGAAGAGTTAGGTATTGATTTAATGCAAAACCCAAAAAGAAGACAGAGAATTTATGTGTTCGGAAGAGCTATATTATATAAAATTCTAAGAAAACATTTAAATATGACACTAAGTGATATCGCAAAAGTTTTAAACAAAAACCATGCAACAGTATTACATAGCTTAAAACAACTTCCTTTCTTGTTAAAGTTTGATAAAAACCTGGCCAGTAAGCATAATAATGTTATGTATATGTGGCTCGGAAATGTTGATAACTCTGTTGAAGTTTCAGACCAAGAGTTAAAAACAAGGATAAGATACCTTATAAATCAAAATAAAATGTTAAATTTGGAGGTGGATGAGCTAAATACTAAGCTTTCCGACTACACAGGAAAATATCACAAATACTTAGAGTTAAGTCAAGAGTGGGGTTTTAGGGTTGGAGATAGGTTTGACGAGTTTAAAAGAAAAGTAAATACTTTATTAAATGGAATGTAAATATACGTTTGAAGATTTAGATAAAAT